CGCTTCGGTGTAAAAGGATTTATAACCAAACGTATAATTTTATCGTGGCAAACCCAACAGTTTACCTGTAATGTATCAGCCTCAGAAAGTTCATTGGGTATCTCTAACCCGGCTTGCTCTGCAAGTTTGCTGTCTATGTTGCCCCAGAACTCTAGTACCTCATATCTGTCTATATCATAAGAGTTTCTGTAATCTTCTAAATCTGTCTCCCACCACTTACGTGTGTAGTTTGTGCCTGATTCTATACACTCTTCTATTTTATCTTCTTTAAAGTATGGTCGTTTTTTCAGTCCTCTTAAATCAGATGAGCTCATTCTATGACGTTGTATAACATACTCACACTCATCCATGTTCTTGCCATCAGAGTCTGGATAAAAGTTCCATATAGATACATTCTCTACTCTAGGCACAGTCTTTAACACTGGGTCATAATCGCCATCTTCGTTCCAATTCGCATATTCTTTCTCTAACGCAAATGGTCCTTTTAATATACCTGTGCCAAACAAAGCCATCTCAAAAGCTGTACCACGCAAATGACGGGAAGCACTTGACTCTTCTAACTGGTCAAGTATCTTTTTCTCCATCCGCTTTGCAGCTTCTTTTGCAGGATTAAATGTTTGTGATGTGGGAGTTTTACCATAGCCTGACTTGAGCATACTCTCTACAGGCTCTAGTTTTTCTTGTAATGCGCCTAGCTCTAGGCTATCCTGTGTTGCACCCGGCGGTAACTCTTTGCCGTCACCAGGGAAGCCAAACACGTTAGGTGCTTTCTTAAGCATCTGCTCTGGTGCTTTAGGGTCAAAGTTTACTGCTTCTTCTACACCCTCTGGTATTCTTGTAGAATCAACACCAAGAGGAAAGCGCTGTCCTGCAAACAAAACGTCTGTTATCTGTCCATAAGCAGCTAACACTTTTGTCTTTGTAACTTTTATAAATACTTGTGATTTTTCTGTATCGGTGAACTGTGTTTCGGGACCGTACAACCCTCTATATTGTCTATATGCGTTGAGCCATCGCTCTTCTTCATCACGTCTGCTGTCTTCTACATCAGTAAATTTCTGCACAACATAGTCAGCTAATTGGTCAGAACCTGATTTAGGCTCAAACATAAGTTCTTCTAAGGGTGTCTCTTCTGCCATATTAATATCCAAACCTTGAATCTGCAGGTTGCCACTGTGGTTCTAGCATTTTGGAGGGGTAGTCAAATATTGACCTACTTACTGGTCTTGACATTATACCATACCTTAACGCATCATACAAGTGGTCTTCTGCTTTTGTGTTTACATCCTCTGGATTATTTCTATCCAAAGGCAGTGTTGGTAGTTGTGCTATGAGGTTTGTGCAGTTATCGAATATCTCTAAGCCTGCTCTATCTTTCTCCTCATCTACCTTAAGACGTCTATGCACCTCGTTCTTACCTGCTACTCTGCTACCTCTACTTCTGTCTGAAGGGCGCCATCTGCAACCCTCAACAATCATCTGCTCTGCTAAACTAGGTCCTGTATCTCCTCGTTTGTGCCACAATGATGAGTCTAATACGCCGTAGCTAATTGTCTCCTCTTCTTCCAACTGTAATATTATGTGTGCAAGTTCTTTTGCTGTCTTCTTGCTTACATAAAGTTCTCTATACACTATTAATGTTTCATCTACTGGGTCTACAGCGAACCATAGGACACCAGTATGGGAGGAATAACCATAGTCGCATGCTCTAAACTTACGCCAAGAATGAGGAATCTTGTAGCTTTTAGTTGTGTGGTACTTACGGTCAAACTCGCTAAATGCCGCACCTTCTGCAATATCCCATGAGCCTTCAAGTAATTGTCTCCTTTGTACCTCTGGTAGCGATAATAGCATCGCTTCGTAATCACCTGCATTGTATAGATATGGGTTATCTATTAGTTTTGCAGGGATGAATCTTCTTTGGAAGAGCGGTTCGCCTGCCCTAGAGTGTGCTGCAGGGTATCTAAGCGTTTCACCACTGTTAATATCTGTTGCCCAAAAAGCTGAGTTATGTACAGCAGGGTCAATAAACATTTTCTTAACCCATTGATGCCCCGGTCCACCGGGGTTGGTAGTAGCTCGCATATGAACAGGAAGATTTGGGTCAACCGTCCTAAGACGAGAACGTAGATAATCCCAAGCATAAGGAGTAGAATATTGAGTGAGTTCATCAACCCCGATGTAAGTAAATGCTTGACCTTGATAACGTAGTACATCTTTATCCTGTTCTAGATAAGTCATCCATATTCTAGCCCCTGATGGGAACGTCCATTGACTCTTCTTCTCTAGCCATTTGACGCCCGGAAATGCTTTAGGAAATAACTCGTGACTCTTGTGTATAATCTCTCTTAGTTCGTCGTTTGTGCGTCTTAATATGAGAGCATTAAAATTTTGATTGTTGCAATATCGCAATGGGTCAACAATCAAACTAAAAGTTTTGCCACCTCCTGCTGCCCCTCCGTATAATACTTCTCGTTCTGATGCAGCTAAGAAATCTGTCTGAGGACCGGGATTAGGCTGAAATAATACTTCAGGTGCTTCTTCCTTATGCTGTCCGGCTCCAGTGCCTATCTCTTCAAAGTACGTCTCTTCTTCTGTAGTCTGTAGAGACGCTATCTTTTTCTGTGCATGTCTTAATTTTAACTTTGCTGCTCTCTGACTCTTCTTCGCTTTTAGGAGCTGTCTTTCTTCAGCCGACTGCGGCTTCCGTTTTGATGTTCCCTTCTGCTTCGGTCTTGGCGGCACGGCGTTTTTGTTCAACATGTCTTCGTCTGTCCGTTCTGTCTTGTTTTATTCTCTTCCACAAACCCATACCAGATATTTTTCTACCTGTGTAATCTGTAAGCCATCTAGCCACTTCATTGTAAGATGACTGCTTCAGATACTCTGCCCCCTGTGCTAGTGCCTCTAGCTGTTCTTCAATAGGATGCAGAAGTTGTGGGTCTTGTTTGTCTCTCTCATAGCCCCAAGGAACTTGAGCTCCATTTAACTTAGAGTACCGGCTCGTTGGATTCAATTTGTTTGATATCGTCATTCTTCTTCTCTGGTAAAATAAATAGTCCCATCGGTTTATCAGAGGATACGTTTATCTTTTCAACTCGTGATAAGCCAACACGGTCTAATAGTTGTTGAGCAGCAACAAGCTTTTCTCTGTTACCTAATGCTGTGGGGTCGTCTAGTATTCCTACCATCGACATAACTGCTTTAGGTGCGTTTACTGCTAGCTGTAGTTCTGCACGTTCTATAATCTCTGAACGTAGAGACTGTATTAATGCGTGTGTTTTAGTGCTAGGTGCATATCCTGCGATACGCATTGCTTTCGCATAATTACCTCCTGCTTCACCAAATAAAGCATTTAGAAATTTTTCTTGCATTTCTGTTAATTGTTTATGCACGTGGATTCTTCTTTCTAGCTGTTTTTGTTCTTGCAAAAGAACGGTTCTTTGATTTAGATTTTACTGACAACTTTTTGTTGTTCATCGGATTACCAGTTGTGTGATGTACATCTTTACCATCGCCTTTTTTAACAACTCCCTTTTTAGCCATTATACGTCTTGCTTTATTTCTGTTGCTACGACGTTTTATTTGTTCTGGAGAGCCTTGGTAGTTAGCATATTCTTTCTTGTAATTTCTGCTCATTTTAAGCTTTCTTTTTAGCTCTCTTTTTAACAATAGTTTTTACGTTTGTTGGTTTACCTCCAACTCCTTGAGCTTTGGCTCTCTTCCTCGCAACAGCACTCTTTATCTGAGACTTTGTCATTGAAGCTGCTTTGCTTCTAGGTACGCATTTAGGATATGACCTCTTAGATGTTTTGGTGGATTTTCGACCGCAGGCTTGGTACTTACCCTTCTTTTTGGGTGCACCAATATCGACCCAGTCACCTTTTGGTCCCTTACCAAACCAAGCCGTCAATCCACCAGTAGGTTTTGCCATTAAGAGTAGCCCCCACCTCGTTGCTTATAAGTTCTAACCAACCACCCGTTGGCGTAAGCTGAGGGATACACCTTGAACTTGCGTTTGGCTTCAGCTTTTACTCTAGCATACAAAGCAGGATTTGTTGGCTTAGCTCCTGACTTCTTTTTAGTTGTTTTCTTTTTAGCCATGACTACTTCTTCTTAACTAAGGTATAACCCATAGCGTTAGCCATTTTTCTCAAAGAAGCTACAGTCATCTTACCGCCCTTTGCAGCCATTTTGGTTTTACCCATTCTAGCCTTAGTTCCGCCTCTAGCGTAACCTTTGCTCATCATTGACTTACCGCCACGAGCCATTCCTTTTGATTTTTTTGTCATGTTAGTCTTACCACGACGTGCAGCACCCTTTGATTTCATCATCCCTCTTCGGGCGGCGCCTTTTGATTTTTTGTACATTGCCATACTTATTTCTCCTCAGCGTATAGATTGTTAAATACTCGCTCTGGGTCTCCTACATAATTAGGGTCTTGCTTCGAGTGGTGCGTCCACTGGCTAGGGGAAAAATCAGGTGCTCCTTCGCCAGTTACAAACCATGCAGGGTTAGTTACCCTTACACGATTGTTTGGTAGTGCAACTATGTTGCCTGTCCATTTTCCTGCATCCATAAGTTCCAACACGTGACTTTGTTTGTGTTGTGCAGGGTCATCTGCTACTTCGCTGTCCGTATAGTCTATCGTGAAGTAAAACTGGTCGTCTATCTTTGCAATCCACGGACAAGGTGTGGCTCTGTTCAGCACTATTACCGAGTGATTGTGTGATTGACAATCCCAAGGTTGGGCTAGGTAGGTTGGCATTGGTTCTGCCCACTCATCATATGGAGTGTCTGCTACCAGTGCTGTTAGGGGCATTCTTGCCCACATTGCACCACCGTGTATGTTCTCCTCTTCCTCACATCCCGTAAATATAACTTGAAAACTTAATGTCTTCATCGGGAGTGTCGTTACGGCTACCACCATAGCGTGTAAAAACTCGCCATGATATTGTGTAAAATTTGTTGTGTACTCTCTACGTACCCATGCTTTGAAGTATGGGATGTTACTTATTATGTGTGCCATTTTTGTTATGTTTCCTTCGCAAGGTTGCTTTTGCCTGTTTAAACTGACTCGCTATTGCGGTCTTGCCCATAACTTTAGCACGTTGCTCTGCTACAGTCAATATTTGTATCTTCCTTGCGTAGGGCTTTTTTACTCGATTTACTTTTGCTATAGTGGCTTTGGCGTCAGCCATAGTAGCAAATTTAATTGATACAGTGTCCTTTGGGTTCTCGTCAGTATATAAACGTCTGCCTGACCCTTTAGGCTTTTTTCCCGTTCCTACCTTTGGGTCCCGTTTTGTACTTTTTTTGGTCATTGAGAACTTTCTTTAAAGTTTTAGCTTGTCCTGCATGTAACTTAGAAGCTTTGTTAAGCCCTTTAATAACTTTCGTTAAAGGTCTTTTTATTTTTGTTTTACCCCGCTTAGCTTTAGTGGCTCCTGCTATCTTATCAGCATAAGTAATTTTATTACGTGGGGGCGCTAATGCTGCAAATTTCTTCTGTTTCGGCGTCATAGCCATTTAAGCCTCCATGAGTTCAAAATGTGGTCCATCAATAAAAGGTCGTCGTCCTTGGTTTCTTCTTATGTCAATGTAATTGTTCATTGCATCTTCCATCGGACGTTCCCACTCAGCTATATTATCTATATTCCAAGCGGCGCCCCATCTAACTTTAGCACCAGTTTCTTTTGCAGCAGCTTTCATAGCATCAGCTATATCATCATACATCACGATTTCCCAGCTCGGCTCACTGCCG